ACGATTTAATTTTTTGGGTGATTTGGTGCTTATGGCATAATCATAAAATTCCACGTCATAATAAAAACTTTCAAATCCACTGGCACTTCTCAATCCAAAATCATAAGGAAATGCACTGAAAGTGTTGGCATCATAATGACCACTGCTGGCTGCTACGTCCAAAGCCAACACAGGATCTATCACTCCGGTCAGTCTGCCCGTTTTGGTGAGCGTGATGCCTGGTGGTAATTCTCCATCACCTCGGGCAATATAATATTCCAATTCATCACCAGCTGAAAGATCTGTATCAGTGGCTTCCAATTGATAATCTATGTAAGCACTGTCCAACACAAATAATGCATTGTTTACACCCACAGGCAATTGGCCTGATGGAGTGATCCAAACAGGATCATCTGGTCCTGCCACTGTGATACTGTAGGTTCTATCTTGAATATCGTTGCCCAATCGAGCTCGCAGCACAAATCTTGATTGTGTGGTTCTAGCAACCTCCACTGTGGTGCCCACAATAGCAGTGCCCTGCAGTCTCAAACCACCAGGCAAAGTGCCTGCTATCACAAGTATGGAATCCACTGTGTTCACTGGCAAACTGATGGTGGTTACAGTTCTTTCAGCAATAGTGCCCAATGAATATCCGGTTGGCTGTGTCCACAAGTTGCTCATATGTTGTATTTATCGAGAGAATTATATAGCGCCGAAGTCAAACACAGTGGCGTTGGGAGATGCAATGGTGCCCATGTCCACTGGATTTTGGCTGAAATAAAGATCCAATAAGTTGGTGATGTTCTCATTGTTGGCAGCATCCAATTGAATCTCACCCATGTCAAAACCAATGAATGAATTTCTATCACTCACATCAATATCATACACCAATGCATCCACATTGGCAGCTTGAATGTTGTCAATGCCCACTATGTCATTGCCAGCACCTGTAAGAGTGGCACTGAGTGTGGGATTACTTTCATTGGCCAACAAAGATTCTATTTCTAAAGTGGTTCCATTGCTGAGAGTTCTTGTGGCAGCACCACCGGTGCCAAACACTTCCAACATGCCCACGCTGTTGATGGTCAAATGAGGACCTGTGTCACCAAACACCAATATGCTCACCACTCCTGATGAAGTGATGGTGATTTTGTCATTGTTGCTGGTGAATGATATGTTGCTGCCTGCTTCTAAACTTTTGAATTGTAGATCCACACCTGATTTTTGATAAAATAACCCTTTGACAGAATTGGTGTCAGTGAGTCTGTTGCTGACTGTGGTTGATTCAGGATCTCTTGCGTTGAGTTCAGCAAAATTATTATTGACTTTGATAAACGCTTCGCGTAAATCATCACCTGTGCCGTCATTGGCAATGGTTCCTATGTTTATGTTGCTTATGGGCATATCAGTATTTATCTTTCTGTGTTTTTAACCAAATCTTCTGATCCGTGTTCTTGGGTAAGCAGCACCTGTGGAAGACCTAGTTTTGTATGTGTTTATTGCAACATTGCCTGACAATGCTCTTTCCAATCGATAAAACAAATGTCTATTGTTGGAACTGTCTCCCAATGATGTGTAATCTCCTGCAGCACCACCTGTGCTGCCTATCTGCCCAGTTTTGCAATTTGCGATCAAATATGTCAGTGCTTCAGATTGTGTCAAAGAAGGTTGATTTTCTGTCAAACATGCCACACATCCTGTGACCTGAGGACTGCTCATGCTGGTGCCTGATATGGATCCCAATCTAAAACTGGCATTTCTAGGATCGTTCACCAGTGTGATTCCAAATTCTGAGGCTGCTGTGGTGTCATACACTGCTGACACAATGTTGCTGCCAGGTGCCCAGATGTCCACTCTGCTGCCATAGTTGCTGAAATCTGATTTATACTCTTGAGTGCTGACTCCTAAACTGCCCACACAGATCACATTGTCAGCTGCTCCAGGTGATGATCCTCTGGAATGAAAAAGAGTACCGCCTACCTCAACTGAATTATTGTAATCTGCAGCAGCAGCAGTGGCACAATTCCAATAGCTGTTGCCAGCTGAAGATATCACTATCACTCCATCATCAATGGCATCTTGAATGTCTGCATCCAAGGCAGTAACTCTAGCTGGCGTACGGTAAAGATATGTGTTGGCTGGTACTGGTACTCCATTGGCTTCCAATGTGGTTTTTCTCTGAGGATCTGTGCCTGTCACTGCTGTGGTGGCTCCTCTGTAAGTGACTGAAGTGATTGTGCTGATACTGATATTTCCATAGTTGTAACCCCAACTGTGATTGGTCACTGTGGGATTGCGTCTGCCTGTGACGGGATTGATGGGTTTGTTGAGATGAAATGCTCTAAGATAATCAAAAATGTACAATGTCCAATCTCCCGCAGGACCGTTGCCTCCAGCATAACTGAATTCCATGTGATAGATATTGGCATCACGAGCCCAACCTTGAGTGTTGCCTGCCACTGTGCCTGCCACATGGGTGCCGTGATTGCTGGAAATGCTGGCATAACTGTATGTGCCCGCAGTGCTGTAGCCCAGTGTGGCACTGTGAGTGAACCAATCATACTGATTCACGCGACTGCCACCAGTGCCGTCTGAGTTCACAGCAAATTCTGGATGATTGGGATTGATATGTGCGTCCACTATCACTACATCCACATTGCGACCTGAGCTGGTGGTGTTCACAGTCTGTGTGGTCTGTGTGAATACACCATTGGTGCCCCAGTTGGCCAATGCTGTGCCTGCAGCAACTCTGTATAATCCCCAATTTTTATCATTGGTGTCTATGGTGTTGGATTTTTCAAAATTTCCTGACTGTGTCCAATGGGGAGTAGGAATGATGCCTAATGCGCTGGGCAAAAGTTCCACAGCCAATACTCTGGGATCATTGCGCAACTGAACTGCTTCTTCATCAGTGAGATAATAGTGAGTGTTTCTGCTGATTTCTCTCAGTTGAGCTATGCCCACTCTGCGATTGGGAATGTGTAGATCTCCACCCACGCTCTCCATGTCATCATAGAAACTGTCTATGTCTGAACGGTTACGCACAGTGACCACATATTCTTTCATGACTGACATGTTACGCCTCCAATTTTATCAAGGTCAATGTCACTGTGATAGCAGCAGTGCTGCCACTTTTGTTGGTCACTCTCACAGGGATGGTGGTTGTGGGTGATGTTTCATTGTTAAATCCTAACACTCCTGGTGACATCAGTATGGTCTGTCCACCAGTGGTGATCACTTCTGCAATTACTCCTGATCCTGCTGTGGGATCCACAGTCTCCAGTCTGCTTGAATCTGAGGAACGACTAGCAGCATCAGTATACAATCTCACCCAGGCAGCCACTGATGTTTGAATTTTTAAAAGAGCATATCCTTTGAATCCTGTGATGTTTAAATCCGCTGAAGCTGTGTTAGCCAATGAACTGGTGGTGCCTGCGGCTGTGCTTCTGCTCTCCAATCCACTCACTGCTGTGGCAGCAATGGTGATGGTGTCTGTGCTGTCATTGGTGGTGACAGTGATGCCTGAACCAGCTGCGATTGTCAGAGTGTCATTCACATTGTCTGCCAGCAGTGGACTTTGTCCAGCCACTGCTATGTTGGTGAATGTGTTGGGGTGAGTGGCATTGATGGTCACAGTGTCTGTGCTATCACTGGTGGTAATGGTCACATTGTTGCCAGCCACCAATGTTAATGTGTCTGTGCTGGTGTCTGCCACCACTGATGATTGTCCTGCCACTGCTATGGTAGTGAATACATTTTGTGTCACATTGGGAGCAGAGTTGGTGATGGTCAAAGTCTTGCTCAATGCTGTGGGTGCGATGCTGATGCCTGTGCCTGCTGCAAATGTGAATGTGTCATCCAAGGTTGCGGGAGTGATGGTCACTGCTGATCCTGTGGTGGCAATGATGCCAAAAGTATTGATGGGTACCACACTGTTGACCCAGGCTGCTCCATTGTATTTTAAAATCTGTCCATTGGCTGCTGAAGTGATGGTGACATCTGTGAGATCATCCAATGCCACTGGTCCGCCTCCACCTCCACCACCTATTTGATCCACAAAACTCAAAACTCCCGAACCATTGGTTTTGATCACTTGGTTGGGTGTGCCTCCTGTGATGCTGATGTTGGCAATGTTGACTTCTATGGGTCCTACCACTTTGCCAGTGACACCATTGATCATCTGTGTGGAGTTGTCTGAATACACAGAACCTGTGAGATCTCCTTCTATGCCTGCTGTGACTGACAGTGTGTTGCCCACATTCACTGTGGTTAGGTTGGCAGTGCCTGTGGAACTGATATTGAAACTGTAGGCAGTGCCGGACACTGTGGCATCTGTGACTGACACACCAGTGCTGCTGATCACTCCTGTGTTGGGATTGTAGGTATAACCTGTGTCGGTTCTAACACCTTCATTGCCAGTGGCAGAGTCCACAAAAATGGGATAATGAGTGGCATTGGTGGTGTTGGTGGCTGTCAGTGCCACTGTGCTGGCCACATCTGCTGTGCCTGTTAAATTGCCTGTGACATTGCCAGTGACATTGCCCACCACATTGCCTGTGAGTGTGCCGTAT